ATTCGACAACATCTGTGTCTTTAAGGACAAAAGTATCCCACCGCTCTACTGTAATAGGGCGACCGTTTACAAGTATAGCTGCATAGGATTTTAATTCTGGTGCAACTTTCCACTCATCAACTACAAAGGTGTGTAGTTGCTGTAGAGTAGTACCAGGAGTTATTGGTAGTGTATATCGTTCAGTTTTTAGTGGGTGTGGAACGGTATTTAGTATAACATTTTTACTAGAATTATACTTAAAGTATCCAACTATACGCTTACGCCATAGGACGCTATCAATAGACTCAACAACACTAGTAGAATTTTCACTAATATGAATAAATTGTTTATCGTTTATAGCTACAGCAATATGGGATTCGCTTCCAAGTAGCTTAAATAAAATAACTGCGCCTGATTCAAGCGCAGTTATTTCGTCCCAACCTTCACGATATTGAGCAATTAATTCTTCTAGCCTAGATGTATCATCTGTTGTTGTATAGTCATCAACAAAACTAGGTAATGTTATATTAAACTCATTTTTGTAAATAAGTCTAACCAATCCCCAACAATCTACACCATTAAAATCTCTACCACGTTCCTTAAAAGGAATTCCAATATATTTATTTGACCACATTAGAATAATCCTGGAAAATATGCTGGAGTAAAATTATGAAGCGGAAAAGGTTCACGTTCATAATTTATCATAGTTAATTCGGCAGAAACTTGATCTTTATTATAAGTAAAATTACTTATGTAAAAATCGTTAAAAGTAGCCTCTGCATCAGCATTAACATTAAACAATGCATTACCTGGCTCTACATATTTAGATAGTAATAAATCTAACTTTATTTTTGGAGGGCCAGTAATAGTTCTAACAATAGGTACCACATATCTAGTTACGTCAAACATAGTAATAGAACATTTAGGTGCTTGACCTTGTTCTTCAGTAGGCAAACTGATTTCCATAGGCAAAAAAGTATAATCGCTGCCTTTCCAAGTAATACCATATATAACTTCTTCAGCAGTTTCACTAATACGTTTAGTGAAACTGTCACAAAGTCTTAGTACAACATTGTTTACATTATCAGGATCATAAATAGTTACAGTAGTAATTAAATTAGTATCTGTTTCTGGAGAAAATATTGCTTTTAATGCCTCTGGAGACATTGATGTTAATCTGCTCATGGTAATACTTCTAACTGTAGTGATACTGTCCAATATCCTGGGGCAAGATAGCTTGTAGTAAACAAGCTATCTCCTTGAGGAATTATTCTAACTTCTTCGATAGTGTTGGTTCTAGGGTGTGGAAAACCAAAGCGTATAGTTCCTCTAATTGTATTTTCTACAAAGTTTTTTAGTGTAGCTACTTCAGCATTAGTCATAATAAAACTAAGACTTAATTGACTAGGACGCTTACCTAAATATCTCATTTTGGCGGGGCCTTTATCCATGCTAGTTCTTTGGATAAGTGCTCCATGATTTTCACTAAAACCTTTTTGAGGTACTTGTGGTAAACTTAATGCTGTCCACGAGTATGTATAGGCCATACTATCTCCTTACTAATGCTGGGCTTAATCCATAATTACCCCGCAAAGAATTTTGCATAGGGCTTCCAGGTTGAGCCATATTTCCTGCTACCATTTCGCTAATAATTACATCAAAGCTACGGTTACCTCTACTATCTACTGTTTCCTTAGCTTCAACATTAGCTTGAGTATTATTGTAGATATTAATTTCTGTTTTTCCACCAGTTGCTCGTACGCCAAATGAACCGTTACTAGTTTTAACAGCTGGCATAACAAATTCAGGACCAGCTTCTCCAGCTACAGCCATTCTATTACCACCACTATGTGCAAATAGAGTAGGACTATTTAATAAACCACCTTTTGCATACTTATCCATACCTGCAAACATTGCGCTAGAGCTAGTAAATAGTGCTCCTTTTGCTGCTGCTCCTGGTAAATAAAATGGCGTTGAGGTTGCTGCACTAGCTGTTGTTCCAGCAGATTTTACTAATTGTGGAAAAAATGTGCTTATTAAAGACTGTTTCATAGGTTCTATAATAGCTAACTGTAATTGTAGTCTTAACAACCCAGCTAATGCTTCCATGATAAAATCTTTAAATGCTGTTTTACTACCTTTAGCAAATTGAACTATTGCATCTGTTAAACCATCTGTAGTGCTCTTTAATAAATCTAAGTACCTAAGCTGAGTAGTGTTTAAAGTGTTTTGTAAACCAATTACTTGTAATTTATTATCTCTAGATTTTATAGCGGCAGCACTTTCGGCTAACGCCTCCTCTCTGATGTTTTGTAATCTGGCCTTGGCTTCATCGTCAGTGATTTGTTTAGTCTCTAGTTGTCTACCAACGGCCATCTCATCTAGGCGCTGTTTGTCTCTAATACTTGCTAATCTAATTTCAGTTTCTAATAACGCTCGTTGGGTTTCTAATGTGCGTCTGCCATCTTGTGCCTCTTGAGCTGATACAGCTCCACGCTCTACTAATAAGTCAAAAATTTGGCTACGCGTGTCTAGTTCATTTTGTGTATTTTCGCGACCAATTTGGTCTATACGAATTGCACTTTCTGCTTTGGCCCTATTTATATCATATTGACGCTGTAAAATTCTATTAGTTGTACCTAACTGTATATCTAATTGTTTATTTTGAAATGTAGTTTGCGCATTTTGAGTTTGTAAAGCTAGAGCTTGCTTATAGTTTGCCTGATATTTTTCAGCTGAATCTACTAAACCAGCTTTCAATAGATCATTATAATTCTTTTCATATATTAGTCTACTATTTGATATTTGAGCTAATTCTATTGATAGATCTCGTAATGCAGCACTATATTTTATACTATCTTCTTTTTCTTCTGCTACATCTTTTTCAACACCTTGATTGCGAACAAGTATAGCAATATTTTCATCTTGTAAATTTAGTTGTTTATTTACTAATCCATTAATTCGCTCTCTTAATGCTATATTAGCTTCTAATTCTTTATTTTCGCCCTCTAAAACATTAACTTGCTTTTGACGACTTAATTGATTTACTTGGCCCATTGCACCAGCTACTTGTGCTTGTGTTTCTAATAGATTTGCTGCTGCGGAAGCATTTAAGCCACCAGCTTTAGCTAAATTAGCAACATTGGTTCCTGGTCTAGCAAATATTGTTTGTATACCGCCACGTTCTAATGTTGCGGATTGTATACTCTTAGCTAGCTCTTCTAAATCTTTTCCTATTTTGTCTGCTAATGGGCCGCCCTCTACACCAAATATAGCCATTTGAGCTAATATATTTTCTTTATCACTTTTTTGACGTTCTAGCTCTATAAGTCTGCGTTCAACATCAGATAATTTGATTGCCTTAATTAAGTCTAGATTAGATTTAATTAAAGATATTTGTGTATCTATTTCAACATTTTTTAAGTTAGCAATTTCTTTAGCAGCTTCTGGCAAAAATTCTTCTGCTCTACTTAATACCGCTTGACGATATAATGTTGCACCTTTATTTAATTCAGCAGCAACAATTGCTGTAAATTTTTGTCCATAGTTCACTAATGCCTGCGGTACTTGGCTTAAAAATTTATTACTTTCTGCTTTTATTTGTTCAGAGTAACCTTGAATCTTTACCCTTTCATCAGCCATGCGAATATCTAAGGCTTCTATTTTCCTTAACTGTTGCTGATCAATTATTGGCTTTTGTCCAACAACTCCAGTAGTTTTATATAGATCTTTTTCTAAAGCTGCTCTTTCATCTTTTAGTTTGTCTAGACTCTTTGATGATTGTCCTATTGCTTCATTTAAAAATCTAATGCTTTTGCTACTACTATCTATTTCTACCATTTGCTCAGGGCTAAAAAATGGTATTGAATTTATTTTATCCAGCAAGGTTAATATACCGCTTAAATTTTCTTCAATATTTGGCTTATCTAAAATTTTGCTAAATTCTGCCATACTTTTTGTAGCATCTAAAACGAACCTTGTTAATGGATCATTTATAGTATATTGCTGCATAAATCGCTGAAAAGATTCTTCTGTCTTTTTTAACAATTCATTAAAGTTTTCTTGCTCGCGTTGTGCCTGTTTTAAGTTTGCACTATATTTGTCCCAAGCATCAGCTAATCTATCTAGTGTTCGGCTGCTAGGATCTAAATTTTTAATCTTTTTTGCTACTTGTTCTAGATTGTTGGCTGGGTCTTCTATACCCAGTATGTCTCCAAATTTTTGTAACACATCTTTGCCACTAAAACTTCTTTCTGCTTCTTTAATTTGTGCTACTACTGTATCAGAAATTAGTCTGCGTGCTTTTTGGTCAATGTTTTGTCCTACTAGGGTTTTTAAACCTTCCCAAAATTTTTCTAATGGATTGCCTCGCTCTACAGCTGCCCATGCTTTGTCTACATCATTTCTTAGTTCACGTAGGCTTTGTCCAAGAGCGTCAACAGCGTTGGCCTGAGCAGATATAGACGCAGATCCAAATATTTTATCGATAGGCTTTGCATAAATCGCATCTATAGTATTTTTATAGCTGTCTAGGTTTCCTTTGTGCTTGTCTACAGTTTTATCAAATCTTTCCAGCTCTCTAGTAGCTGTAGCAAAATAACTATATAAACCACCTACTGCTAATCCTACTAATGCAATTGCTTGTCCCCAAATTCCTAAAAATCCTATTGCACTAGCCACATACTGTGTTAGAATCTTTATACCGCCTACGGTACGAGTATAAGCAGCTTGAAACGCTGACATTTGATTAATAGTATACTCAAATGTTTTTCCTGTTTTCTTACCAGCGTCATCTAGCTCTTCAATTACTTTTACCTGAGGGCCTTTTCTAGCTTTTGCAATATCATCGTTTAATTGGCTCCAAGCAGCTCGCAAACCTAATAAACTTGTAGTTGCTGCTGCATTTGCAGTTATTTCAGCGCTTCTAGCACGTTGGTTTTCTTGTTGTACTTGATATAACAATCTACCAGTAGTAGTCAATAAACTTTGTTGAGACTTGAAAAAATCTTCGGCAGCTTTTCTTTGTTGGTCTAAATTTATTAATTCTTGATTATATTTTCTTACAGAGTTTGCTAATTCACCATAAATTTTAGATACGCCACTGCCACGTTTAGCTAACTCATCTAATTTTTTCAAATCATCTGGCGTAACTTCGCTAATAGCTTTTCCTAGTATTGCTTTTGCTTCCGCTGATCTACTAGCTTTTGCTATTTTTTCTTGGCGATCCTTTGCCAATGTCATTAATACAGTTGTGCCTTTTTCCCAGCGCATACTCTCATATTCTGCTCCCTGGTCAGCCCTAGCAATTCTGTTTGCTACTTCTGTTTTTAAAACTTTTTCTACTTCTAACGCACGCTTAGTTGCGGCCTCAACAGCATCTTTAGCACTATCGCGCATAGATTGATTAAAGTTAGCAATTGCTGGTAAAGCTTGTCTGGTAAGTGTAACCGCAATACCAGCTAATATAGCCGCTAGTGCGGTTGGGCTTTCACTAAGTAGTTTAATAACTGGCGTTAATACTTTATTAATTAGTTCTAAACCTGCTTGTGCTACATCTTTTAGGGTAGCTAATAATTTACTATAGGGATTAGATTCTAATTTAATATTTGCAAATTTATCTAACCCTTCTTTAATAACTGCATTGGCAAAGGCTTGTCGTTTTTCAAAATCTGTTAGTTGACTAGCACTCTTGCCTATGCTAAGAGCGTATTTTTCTGTGGCAGGACCAATTTTTGTGAATAATCCAAGTTCATCTAATAATTCTGGTTCTAATTTAACTACACCGCGAGTTAGACGAGTTATACTATCTACAACATCTCTGCCAAGTGCTTGCGATACATTTTTAGCAATTAAGCCAATATCTTGTAATTGTTGTGCATTTAATCCAGCACTAGTTGCCGTAGCCGTAGCTTCCATTGCTTCGCGCATACTAATAGCATAATCTGTGGTAGCAACTAAATTTTTGCTAATATTTACAAGTGCTATACCACTTTGTGCACCTAGTTGCTCCATACCACGTACCATGTTTGTAGTATCCATAGCCTTACTAAGCTGCTGAAATGCGGCTGTTACAGCAAATATATTAGCAGCAAATGTAGCATACAATCTAACTA